CTCGGGTCTTTAATACCTTTCAAAAATGTTTCGTGAACTCTGGTAAGAACAGAACCACTCTTTTCGAAATATCTCATTGAAACCTGAGAGGCAGACTGCTGATTTACTTTAGATATTACATTCAATTGTGAAATACCATTGGTAAGTTCAATAGAATCAGATGTAATATCTTCAATTCCATCCAATCCTCTGAATTCATATTCCAGAATATGCAAATAATTCTGGAAAAGTACGGCAAAATTACTATCTTGTGCAGCCAGTGTTTCCAGATATTTAGGTACTGATACAATCGTTAAAAATGAATATCCAGTTTCATAAAGATTATATTGATTAAGATTACCAAAGTCAGTAACACCACGCATAAGAGTGTACTTCGTTAGGTCTCTTGGTTTCTTTAAACTATCAAACATTTATGTTCACCCTTCCTTTCTTATGCAAGTGCATATACTTTGAAGTATTCTGTTTGTACAAAGTCCTTAAACTGGACCTTAAGTGCCGCATAGAATATCTTATTAGCCTCTGTTGCAGGAGTCCCAATATATTCAAGCGTGCAGGATTTGAAATTTCCAGTATACTTATTAATAACAGATTGAACGTCTTCCTGATACTTCTTAAGATCATCCCCACTAATGAAACTATATCTAGTTTTAGGACATCTCGTCCGAATAGCTTTCATAACTTCCTGTACTGCCAGGATATTGTTAATGAAAGAGAATTGAGTATATTTAGCCTGAGATGTATATTCAGTCTCAATAGTAAGAAGACCATCATACAAACCAGCATAATTGATTCTGAGATCATTAAGAGTTTCTTTCTGATTAGCTGCCGGTGTTATTTTAGCAATAAAGTTAATTGTTTCTTCGATTGCTTCCGGGATAACCATATTATGGAGATATCCAGCAACAGGTCTATTCCGACCATTTACAAAGTGAGCAACCAATAACCTAGCTAATGAATAACACATTGTTACTGTAATTTGTTTCTTCGAATAGGGATCAATGATATCATAGAAAGTATGATAAGTTGAACAGAATTTATTTTTCATTCTGACACTCTTCAGATTAGTTATTTCTTCAAGGGTTCTGGCAGAGGTACCGATATCCCCAAAGTAGAAACAATCCTCTCTAAATGTAACAAAATCTTCAATAGCAGTTTTTACTGCATCAGGATAATTGGCATCCACGATCATATCGATCTTGATATTATCAACATCATAGATATCATCGGTAAATGTTCCATTAAAGAATTTTGCCATTTCTTCCTCGTATATATCTGTTCCAAATGGATTTGTTCCAAATGAAGCGCCATTTACGCCTTCAATAAGATTTAATCCATAAACATATTGGAGATTAACCCCTGTTGCATCAAGAACAAACCCAGAAATCGCCAGTCCTGTTCTATCTTTCCCAAATAAAATGTCTATAGCTTCGACATCAGCTGTGTCTATATTCAATATTGATGCTAATTTTGCTACATAAGCGGTAACACCTTCCTCGATGTAAGATGCTTTGACCTGGGAATAAATTGTATTGACAGCCTTTTCTAAGGATTTATTAACTCCATAATAAATGATATCTTTATCCATGGAGAATTTTACAGTAGAAGTTATTTCATTGTTTTCAATAACCTCAATAATATGATACATAAAATCAAGGTTTTTACTGGTAGCATAGTCAGGGGTAATTCTAAAGGATTTAGCGCTTACGCCTCTACCATTATCTGTAATTACAAATAATGGATAGGTAAAGACTGTTAATCCTTCTACTTCTTCACCTACAGTATCTAACTCGCTTTTTATTGCAATAGCAATTTCATCACGAGTAGCTTTTCCAACAACAGCTTTAGCTTCATATTTAACACTAACTCCACTCGGAATCATAATAGGTGTATTTAAATCCGGTGCTGTACCAGGTTCTGTTGTTTCTAATCCACCTTCAGTTAAATATAAAGGGTCTCCCTGAGCATTCTTTTTCTGAGTTTCTGTCACTGTAACTTTAGCTATGATGGCAAGATTCGCCAACTTTGAAGCTGGATCTACAACTCTCTTTACATAAAGTTTTCCTCCAGCATCAATGATAGTGGCAGCTTGAATTAACGGTTGGCCATGTTTAACAAATGCTTTAGTCATATCTTTTCCATATAACTCATAGAAAGTTTTACCTTTAACAACTAATGCATTTTCCGGTCCTTTATCCGAAGTAATACCACACATAAATAATGGTTCAATTACTTGTGCTGTCTCCAGAACAGGTATATCGCTTTGATCAATATATTCAAATATTGTTCCAGGATACATGAGTTCATTCCTCCTTTTATTAATTTACTGCTTATATGTGCATTTAATTACATATAATTTAGCTTTATTCATATGTTACAATAACTACATGGTTAATAGTTTCTCCATTGGAGTATATACTTTATTTTTATTTATTATAGAACTAACAATTGATTCATCCCAATTTTCACTTGTAATGCTAGTATAAGCACTAATTAATTTTGGAATATCCTTTAAACTTAAAATTTTATATCCTGTTTCCGTTTTCATAGGAGTAAGTCGGTATGGTTTAGAAATATCTTTAGGATCACGACACATTTCGGATATTATAAATCCAAACATTTGGGTTGTAATACCATAATTAGAACCATTTAAAGCTATATTTTCCGTGAAATAATTTTGCAACTCTTTATATGGAATAGTGGTTGGAAGTCTTCCACAATTAAATAATTTATAAAATTCTTCAACATTATCAATCATCTGTGGAACCTTGACAGATGATACAACTTCATCTCCTTTTATAAATTTTAATAATCTATAATCCTGTACTTCGGATTCGGATGTAAGTTTAGCATCTTTCAATTTTTCTATAGAAGATGGTTTACATAAGAATACGGTTGGGAATCTAAATTGTTTTAATCCACTAGTTTTTCCATTTTTATCATAGATAGCATAATCTAGAACACCCAGTAGATTAACATATTCCCCATTTATTATAGCATATTTTCTTTCAAAATATACTTCCGGAATATAGTATATCAAATGTCCTTCATTATTATATAATAATGCATCTTTTTCTCTTTTTAAGAATGCTGGTACATCATACACTTAATATCCATCCTTTCATTTTTATTTACTAATTTGTTAAGATATTAATAAAGAGTATGTCATTATGACATACTCTTTATTAATCTAAACTTCAGGTACAACAATATCATTTAATTTTCTAATATTGTTGACATTAACATTTACCACATTCGTTTCAAATTCACCAGAAGCATCAATAATTAATATAGTTCCAGTTCCACCTGTATTTGGTAATATATCTTTTAATTTTCCATGAACTGAAACTAAAAGTCTATCCTTAATATAATCGATGCTTATTTCATCCTCAATATGATATGTTTTTTCTTCTTTTGTTTGGTCATCAAAATTTACTGAAATATCTATAGATGTTATTAGAGTTGCATCTACACTTGTCACTATAGCCATTTAATATCACCTATCCCTTTCTATAATTTTTTCTTTAATTAATGTAATTACATCTTCTATATTACTTAATAGTTGTTTAGTAAATGTATTAGATTCATCTGTTGCATTAGCATAATCAAGCATTAGAATATTCTGAATTGTATAGTACATAAAGACATGATCTAAAATATTATTACTATCTTTCATTTCACATTCTCTACAGAATAACATAACAAATCTCATAATGTCATTCTCTGTTATCTCCGTATTATCAGCAAATCTTCTATTTAATACTTCAAATAATAGAAGTACATTATTAATTTTAAATTGAGACTTCTCATATTTAGAATTAAAACTTCTACATATTTTACTATATTTTGAAGTGTCTTTAATGAATTGACGATTTTTCCGATTATTTAACGCATTCTTCATTGTACTCATCATATATGTATCAGTAAATACCTTGGATATATTTCGAAGCATTTCTGCTTTTTCTGGATTTACTGATTCTATCCGATCAGCTGATTCTAGAAGTTGTACCTCCATCACTTCAACTCTATGTTCAGAATACATTTCAGTGAAATTCATAAGTTTCAATTCTTTTTGAATTGCATCGTTAAATTCAATAAATGCTTTATCAATCTGCATATCTGACATAAATTGGTTTACTACAAGTTTAGCAATATCATTTTTACTAGTCCCAAAACCAGCTTCCATTGCCATTTTATCTATAGGTTTCTTAATCGATTCTGGTAAATCATTATATACATTAAATTTTTCACCTTTTTTAAATCTCATCATAACTTCAAAGAGTTGTGTTGCATCTTCATCTGACATCTCTTTTCCATTATTATATTGAGGGCCAATTTTTGTTTTAACCATGTTTTGTGTAATTTCAATTTGATCTAGATCAAATGTTTCTTCACCAACAATATCTGATAAAGTAACATTAGCATCTTTAGGAACACCATTCATATCCATTAGTCTAAACTCTCCAGTCCTATTATCAATTGAAACATTAGCTTCAACTTCTGTCACTGGTTGTCTTTCTTCTAATGGAATCGGATTAGTTTCTATCCCTTGATTAGATGGCATATTCCTTAATTTTTGAATATCTTCATTTACGTTTGCAGCTAATACTTCTGCTATTGCGTCAATATCTGATTCTTTTAATTCTTGTTGTCTCCCCCGTGTGATATCAATAACATCTCCCATGATTAATTCCTCCATTTTATTTCATTATTTGGTCAATTGATTCATTAGACATTCTTTGTATTTGGAATCGAATATTTGTTAATAGTAATGGTTTAATTTCACTTTGAACAATTGGTACATATGATGTTTTAAAAAAGTCATATATTGGAGTTATAACTGATTCTATATGTCGAACAATATTTTTATCAAAATAAATATTAGATAATACAGTATTTAATGAGATATCATAAGTACATATATTATCTATAACATGTTCTAAGTTTGCATTAATAATAGCAAGTTTTGTATTTTTATAAATTTTCTTATTATATATCGTACTAGTATCTTTATTCTTTTTCATATCAACTAATCCGGTGGAATCATATAATGAATTTTTTTCTTTGATAATAAAATTAGCAAAGAAATTAATCAAACAGGAACTAAATTCACTAAGTAAAAAATTATATAAATAAAAAGCCGTTGAATAATAATCCTGATCGATATCATTAAATTGTAATTGATATTCCCGACATAAGATATCAATTATTTCTTTATATGTTTCTATTCTCACATTTTCAATATCAACACTCTTTTCAGGATAATTATTCTGTAATATTTTGAAATTTGTATCGTATGCCATTACAATATTAGGCGGATTCATTGGGTAAAAATTATGTTTTCTTAGTATATTATCTCTAATAACATTGAGAATATATTCTGAATTGAAATGAGATAGTATTTCAGCGACCTCAGATTCAGTAGTTATATTATATTCAATATTACCAGCTATAAATCCACTCATTTAAGATTCCTCCTTTTATATTTAATTTATTATAGTGTTAAGGGGGTTATATAATTATATTTTATATTAAGAAATTATAGGAGTAGGGTTTAACCCTACTCCTTATTTTTTTATTGAAAATTATCCATATCTATATCATTATAAAAATCTGAAAATATAGAATCTGGTATTCTATAAAGACCACCATCACTTTGGGAAAGATCTGTATTGTATTTCTCTTCATATGCTTTTCTTCCGGCGGCAGTTTGTATAATTCGATTCATTGATTCCTGATCTTTTTGATATTCTGATAATCTCCAATCTTCATTAGAAACAACTTTAACACTTTTAAGTTGGTCAAGTTGTTCTTCAACCATTTCATTTCCAGTAATTTCTATATCTTCTAATATATTTGAGTATTTCTCTTCTATTTGAATGACAGCTTCATCCAAATCAGAATCTGTTTTAATAGATTGTTTTTGTAAACCCCATGTTTCCATTAGGTCTTTACCCTCATACCAAATATATAATGCTAATAAATAAGCAAAGACTTGATCATCATGACCAGTGGAAGCATGTTCAATTCTACCATTTCTCTTAACTTCTAATGTTTCTAATTCAGAGTAAAGTATTGGAGATATAAATTTATCCTTATGGTATTCCATTCTTTCTCTTAAAATTTGCATTAGAAGATCACGAGTACCTTTACTTGAATCTAATCCATATATCTTAGTTTTCTGAGTCTTTCTCCATACTTTTCCACCATTACTTCTTTCTTCTATAACTTTATCCTTTATTTCATAGTAAAGATTTCGTTTTATAGAAGTTGTAACAAGTTTAGATAAGACGGATGCACCATAACCACCATTTCGTTCGATATTTACTATGGCATTATTCATATACTTAGTTACGAGTTCATATATAACTCTAGCTAAATCTGTTGTGGATATATAGTTACAATTCATATCGGCTGCAACTCTAGTTGTATATGAGTCAACAACTGTTATAGTGGACGAATCTCGTTGGAAACCTCCAGAAACGTCAACTCCTACAAGGGGAGGATATCTAAGATTCATTTGTTCATAAATATTAAATTGATATATACCACAAAGTAATATAGTTTGTATTGGTTGTTTTATTAATGCTTTAACAATATTTAAATCTTCCTTAGAGAACGGTGAATTATCACTAGCATTAGACCATTCAAGAAGAACTTCCCTTCTAATTGCAGGCCAATCTTTCTGCATATCGATAACCATTTGTTTAAACCATTCTTCAGACATACCCAATTGTTGATATGTGAATCTCATATAAACAAATGAAGAATTAGTATTGGCATTAAACATTTCATGTAATTGTTCTTGAGTCATATCATACATTAATTCAGTGAATGGGGTAGCATTTTCTTTCATTCTAAATGCTGCCATTCCCTCATCTGTTGTAAGATCGCCTGGAGTTGTTGTCACCAATATTCCAAAAGGAGCACCATTTCTCATAGCATTCATAGATGCTGTTTTATATGCCGGAACAGCTGCAAGATATATAATATTATTATATGGAGTAAAGCTATACTCATCAAACCATATCTTAGGAACAGTAGCACCTCTAGCAAGACTATTAGCTGCAACTTTATTTCTAGCAGCTGGCATTGTCTTAATTTTATTTCCATTAATTGGATGATGAAGTGTTTCAACGCTATTAACAGCTTTGATTTTTTTACCATCTCTACCAAATGTTTGATCCATTTGTAGATAACTAGGTAGAGCAGATCTTATTTCTCTCATTCTTTGTAGATTTAATTTAGAATCATCGTGTTTCTTATTAAAGTATACAGATTCAGAGTTAGTAGAACCAAAGTTAAATTCCCATAAGAATCTACATATTGCAGAGATTGTTTTACCCTGCTGACGTGGTAATTCTAAGAACATATTCCAGTTTAATTGAAATCCGAAATTTAATGCTAAATTTCCTCTATGGAGTTTATATCTAGCACCACTTCCTACAGCTCCACCCTGATCCGGTATTCTTACAACTTCACGTATAAAATACCAATAGTTTTTCATACATTCAGCTAATACTTTTTGTTTCATGAATGTATTTAAACGTGGATCTCTAGGATCAATTCCAGCTAAATCTGGATCTAATAGAATCAAAAAGAAAGAATTATTTTTAATACCTTTCTCCTTTAGATAGTAATGCATATCTAGGAAAGATTGATTATTTGTAGACATTTGCATGTATACTTTTCGAACTATATTATTTTGATTTTGTATCACAGCAATCTCACCTGCCTTTAATTATTTATATGTTCCGTAAAGGGAAAGTAACATGATTTGTTCTTATACTAGAATATAATTATATATTATATTGATGACATAAAAATAATAAAAAGTGAAGGTGGAATTATAATGGGAAGTATAGCAGATGCATTTAATAAAGTAGGAATTAAACCTTCTGATTTTCCAGAAGTTGAAATTGATACCGAGAAAATCGAGCGTAATCTGAAAATCGAGTTTCTAGAAAAATGGTTAAAATTACTTGAGCGGAATGCCCCGGCAAAAGAAAGGTATAATTTTATTACTAAATATAGTAATTTTCTATCCGAAACTCACTATAACTTATACTCAACAATTATGAATGATGTATATGAATTACAAGATAGGTTAGATGATTGTGATTGGAACGGAGAGAACAAAGTGGAATTAGAAAAGGAAATTAAAGAAAAGAAAATTTTAGCAAATAACATTAAAGATGTCTTTTATTACAGAATGATAATGCGGCAATTGGGAAAAAAAGACATTTCACCTTATGGTGTTGATTTACTAAGAACTAAGTTAGTTTAAAAGAAAGTGGGGATTTAAAAAATGTTTAAAGTATTTATGAATATTGATGGGTATTGCAGTAACAAGACAATGTTTTTTGAAGATTTTAACAAGGCATTAGATTATGCTAAGGAACATTGTCACATCTGGGATCATAATGGTCAACTAAAATTTGAAAGTATGAAAGATGCCAATGTTAGAACAGATAATAAAACATATTTTCAAATGTTTGGCGTCGCCTATGAAGACAGAGATTTCATGGATAGCGAATATGGGCGTGTTGAAATCACTGAAGAAAATTTCATCCCTAATGATAAAATATTTTTCGAATTAATGTCGGACAATGGATATATGGCAACAGTTATCTATGGAGACAAACATGTAACATACTCACAAGGTTATTTCCAAACAAGGGGAGAAGCTGAAGAAGCTGGAAATAAATACAAGGATTATTACAAGTCTTGGAAAGATGGGTTAAGCGGCCTCGATTTTACTGGAGAGTTCCTTTTTGTCGCCCAGAGAGAAATAATATTATCATAATAAGTAAAATAAAAGAGTAGTGCATAATGCACTACTCTTTTATTTTTTATTTAAATACTTAGAATATTTGTATAGTTAACATTCCCACCAGCAAAATGCAGTCCAATACTTTCTATAGGAAATCCTGATATATTATTGTTTATGATTGTTACATAATCTATAAACTCTAATAACCATTTAGGTGTATCCACATTTATCGGTATTGCAATAGCATCTATACCAGTAGAAAAATTATTATTATTCATAAGAGTCATTACTTTCTCATATTTATCTGGATAGGTATCCTTAATCTTCTCTACATTCTTAGGTGTTATATTTAGTTTAAGAATATCTAAACCATTTCTTTTTGTAAAATCTATTGCTTCTTCATGTGCATCTCTCAATTCGTTATACACTACTGAAGCTTTAATACCTTGAATTCTCATTGGATTTTCATAGGTATTCATAGATTTGATAGTTACTGGTTTGTAATACGTTTTTTCTCCGGATAATAATGATTCATAAATCTCTTTCTCTAATATGGCGAGATGTTTAAGGATTTGTAATTGATCTATATTAGGAACTTTTAGAATATCCTCATACATTATTTCTCTTAGTCTCTTTCGTGTAGCTTCATTCATAGAAGATTTAGTTAATGAAGCTAAACCTTTTACGTCCAAAACTTTTCCTACAATATTTCCTTCCTGTAGTTCTTGAATACTTGCATAATTCTTTTTTGCATCTGTGAGTAGTAGTCTACTAAATAAAAATTCATTTTTCATTATCATTAGACATTTTCTATCATCTGCCGCTGAATGAGAATTTTGAGTATATTTGAACATATAATCATTTATCATTTCACCAAGACAATATGCTAAAATATTTATAATTGAATATCTTAGACTATCTTGTACTATAACTGTATTTGTACTTGATTCTCTATCACTCATTATAATTTCATCTGTATAGAAATTAAAATCTTTAACCTGTTCAATTGATTTTATTTCTATAGATCCACTATCACCAAACTCTTCTCCAGATACGAAGTCTGTTGGATTTACTTCTGCTTTAATACGCATTGGTATATCATATACTTTATTTAATGTATATCTATACCATGCATCAAGTGAAACTACATTCGTTTATAGTCATATTAGTTCGCTACTCTAATACGGTTCTCTTATGAACTCCTCATACTTTCATATGAGACTAGACTATATCTTCACCTTATTATATTTGTCTATAATAAGGGCCTTCCATTTCCACCTGCTTAGGTGTACTCCCTTACGGGATAGTCGTTGAACCTTTTACCAATTATAAAGACATGAAATTTCTGTATATGTTTCTCTAATTTTGATTCTTCTTATGAAGTGCCAAAATTTATCTATATTCTTTTTATTAGATATATCAATATTTAAATATTCAGCGATACATCTTGTTGTTTTATTTTCTTGTATCATTCGACATATAAGATGTATTATAGTATCAGAATATTCATTTTGCTTCGTTCTATACTCTTTATTTGGAATATTATATTGATCAGATATATGACTCCAAATATGTTTAGTTCTTATTTTTGTTAATATATCTAACATATTTTCTGTAACTTCAATATTCATATTTTCTAATATTTTTGAATACTTAATTCCTTGTTCCATATACATACATATTTCATGTACCTGATCATTTGTAAGAATTGCTGTAACATTATCTTCTCCAACAACCTTGAAATGACCAATATCTATTGCATGTTGAATATTTTCTTTTTGTGTACACCATTGTAAATTTCTATAATGATTTGAATTTTTTATAGTATTTTTATGATGTACAATATTATCTTCATCCTTTAATTTTGGACAGAATGTTGCGGCTACAAGTCTATGTATAGAATATGGTTTAGAATCACCACATCTAGTATAAAGACTTATATAACAATATCCATTATTAAAATATTGTGCTATAATATGTTTTGTTTTCTTGTTTCTAACTTTACCATAAGATGTTATTTCATACATATTTTTAGCTATATCAAAACAATTCAACTCACAATAATATTCATCATCTGTAAATTCTATTAAATCCATATAATAATTACCTCCTATCAGTGTCTATATTATATAGATGTTTATTTAATAATTGGTAACTTGGCTGCTGATTACCCATTATTATAATACTTAGGTTTTCACCATATATCATCTCAACTATTTTTTCTGTCTTTCGACAACCATCACGCTTGATATTACTATCTACGTTGTGGTTAGTTGAGCTTTAGGGACTCCCAGCAATTAAAAAGGTTTTCCATCTATATTACTATAAATGGCTCCGTTGTACAGCTTTATGCCGCTTCAGAGTCCGTATCAATAACCATAGTAACACTTCGAATCATATTTTCAAGTCTATCAACTCTATCTATAATTTGATAACTGTAATATACATACTCTTTTAATAATTGCCAGAACTCTTCAATCTCCACTTTAATTTCATCAGGCACATGATTTGGATCGAGATATGGTTTATCCATCATAGTCAATAATTGTACTATAGCATTACTCATAACTTTATTATCCATAAATGAATATAAGTTATTTTTATAAAATAATCTATTAAGATCTTCTTGACTCAATCTCATCATTATTTCCCAAACAACAACAAGATCTTCTTCTGTTGGAATCCATTGAAATCCACATGATGACATAACTTTAAAGAAACTTTCTTCTAAAGTAATATTATCATCTAAAATTAATCTATCATCATATGTTCTCTTTTCAGTTACGACATTATCAATAAATGTCACAACTTCATTTAAAGATCCAAATTGAACACTATTAGCTAGAAACATCTCAAATAATATTCCCGCTGAAGATATTAAAGATCTTCCTTGAGTAGTTACTGAAGCAGCAACATGTAAATTATAATAGATACATGAAAATTGCCCGCAAGCCCCGTAGAACGCATTCAATGGCACCATGGGCGTATAAGAACGTATGGTGCTCTACGGATACTTTAATTTTCATTAAAGATTAGACTATATCTTCATTCTCTTTCGAGAAGCCCTCCATTTCGGATATTAATCCTACTCTACTTCCTTCCATATATAAATATATGTGGTTTCGATAGTCGTTGAACTTTTTACCAATTATAATCTTTGGATATATGATAATAGCTTTTTCTAGTTCTTATATTACTTATACATGCATTAAAACTTTTCTTATGTTTATAATCTGATAAATCTATATTTAATTTATCGGCCATTTCTAAATAAGTTTTATTTTGTTGTAGCATTTCACATATAATAATAACTTGTTCCTTTGTGAAGTTGGAACTATTATACAAGATATTATCTATATTATAATCATCATTAGTATTATTATATACAGATAATCTAGTATCCATTATCATATAATATGTGTATATATTATCATTCAGATGTAATATATATACTATATCATCATCACTAAATCCTTGTATTATCAATTCATATACATTATAAATTTCTAGATTTGTAAATAGACATTTATAACAATGTGCTACATTTTCTATAGATGTTACCCATTCTAGATTTTCATAATAATTATTAAGACCATTATTATCAATATGATTAACTTGCATGTAATTATAATCCTTAATTTGATTAAAAACATAGTTAACTAATCGATGTACTAAAAATCTTTTAGTTTTTCGACCACTATGTATAGTCTGTAAAGCTATTGTAGCATATGCTCCAAATTTATTAACTTGAATATATGAATTTAATGGATATTTATCATATTTTCTTCTGAAATTACCAAAATTACTTATTTCATATTTATTTGGTAATATATCAAAACAATCTAGATCTACCCATATTTGTTCATCTTTTGTGTGAATAAATTCTATTATATTCAATTTATAATACCTCCTTAATTGGCAACTTAGATGCTGATTACCCATTGGCGTCAGTACTTAGGGATTTCACCATATACCATCTCAGTCTTTTTTTCTGTCTTTCGACAACTTTCACGCTTATCTTTACAGATTACGTTGTAGTAGACTGAGCTTTAGGGCTTTCCAGCAGTTAGAAGGGTTTAACGACGCCAATGCGATTATCTAGCGTCGATCTTGTCAAGTTGTTGTAATAAATTATATTTTTCAAACTGTTCTGATCCTTTTGGATATTTGAACATTTCTTTTTTATGGATATCACGACCATCCATAAAACTTTCAAGCATCTTTGCTATTGGATTTGGTATAGCCGCATGTTTCTTAAATAGGACGCCCCAAGATGTTAATATCGGCCGCCTTTCTAAGATATATTCTGTCATATCAAGTAATGTTGTATTAATAACTTTATTAGAATAATTGTTATTTAATACAGCTTCTGGGTTTTTCATTCTCTTTATGATAGAATAATCTAATGCTTCATTTATCTCCTTAAATGATAAAGATGGGAAAGAATATCGTAGCATTCGTAATGCTACTTCTTTATATTTCCCAATAATCTGCATATTTAATATATTATCCTCCATTATTCTACCTCCAGTAATCTATTATGGTATTAATAAATAGTTCAATATGATGTATTTATCTAACAGTTTACATAATAAAGAGAATAACATCTAAATAAATCTATAAATTATAGATATTAATAATACAAATTAAAAGATAAAGGAGGACAATACTAATGGGTATATACAGTATACAAGATGAGAATGCTATTCAGGCTGAGCTTAAAAACCCAGGGGAACTTCTAGAAAGTTATATTCTTGATGAATTATGCCACCTTACTGATGAAAAGAAACAGGAATTTATTAATTCCCAAGAAGCAACCGCTATGGTTGAAGCTGGCTTAATTTCTAGAAAAACCCTTGTGAGATTAAGTAGAAGTGATGATCTTTCTCGAAGAATGAAGATGGCTGCATTCCAACTTGCTAAAGATAGTGATGATGTATTATGGAATCAATTAGTTAAGAATAGAATGAAAGAAAAAGAACTAATTGAGAAAATTACAAATAAATATGGTAGCAAAGCTGGAAGAGCCGCAAAGATCGGACAAAAAGAGTATCTCTCAAAGAAAATACCAATAGCATTCCTCAGAAAGTAACTATAAAGACAATAGCCAATTGGCTATTGTCTTTATTATTATATTTTTTAGTTATATATTATTATAATAATATAAATATAAAGATATTTTTTAAATCTTATATGACCTATAACTATATAATAAAGCAATTCTAATAGGAGGGAACTAAATGTTAAGTAATCTTAATAATTATGGTCCATATGCAGAATTGGTACAAACAGGAAAAATGATAGTAGATGTATCTACTATCAATATTAACAACTATCAAGAACATCTTAATTCCATTCTTAATATCATGAGAGATGGAATCGAAACAGAATTTGTCCAATCTACATTTATAACTGTAGATTTTGGAAATGAAATCAAAATAGAATTATCCATTATGGATTATTTCTTCAATATTATAATGTGGTATCTAATGGTGAGAACCAATGTTCTAATTGAACCAAAATATATATTCTTTGAAGAAGCTATAACAAAGAATACTATAAAAAATTATATTGATGATCATTTTATTGATATCAATAGAAAAAAATATAGTAATATTGAACTCAATAGAATTATAAGTGATACATTAGAAACCTATAAATACATCGATGAATTCAGTATGTACTTATGTAATACAATAAATCTCGAAGACACAATTGACTTAATGAATAAATACCCAGAATTCAATGATATTATTCATGCTGATTTGTCAAAGATTCCATTAGAGGATGTAAAAAATGTCGGAATGGGGTATACAAATAAAGCAATTGAATATATTAAAAATTCTGATCATTGTCTTGCAAGTTCCTTTAGAGCCGGAGAAGGAATCAATCCGAAACAATATAAAGAATTTAGTATTAATATAGGATCTAAACCGGATGGAAAAGGAGGAGCATTTCCTGCAATAATAAATACAAATTTCTTAACTGGTGGGGTTAATGATATATTATCATATTTTATTGAATCCAGTACTGGAAGAACCGCCCAGATTCTAACAAAAATGAATGTCGGTTCTTCAGGTCACTTTGCAAGATTATTAGGATTAAATAATATGGATACAATTATATATTCAGATCCCAATTACTCTTGTGATACTAAAAACTTTGAAATGGTTAAAATTAATGATTATAAAATGCTTGAGATGTTTGAGAATCGATATTTTAGAACATCTCCAAATAGTGTAGAATATCTTATGAAACCTAAGATGTTTAAACATCTTATAGGACAAACATTATATTTTAGATCACCAATGACATGTGCATCCGGCTCAAGAGGCCAAGGAATATGCTATAAATGTTATGGAGATTTAGCACACACAAATCACGATATCAATATAGGCAAGTTAGCAGCTGAAGAGGTATCTTCTAAACTAACTCAGATTCTACTATCGGCAAAACATCTATTAGAAAGTCTAGTAAAAAAGATGAGATGGTCAAAAGGATTTTTTGATATATTTGAAGTTGAAGGTAATATTGTCAAACTTATAGAGGATAATAATTATAAGGGATATAAATTATTGATAGATCCCAATAATATCTTCTTAGAAGATGAATATGATGATTACGAATACAATGAATATATTAATGAATTTGAA